CACCAAAGACCTTTGGCAACGTCTGTCAGATACTCGCATGAATTTCAATCACGAATCACATCAAGTATTAACCAGACACAACTGGCAACGCGACTAATTTGTTTGTATGCATGGTTGCTCTCGTCCTCTGTTACATAGCGCAGGGGGCGAGAGCTAACTGACTATCATTATGCACAAAACATTCACACAAAAGCGCGCAGCAAAAGACTTAGCTGGCATCATAGGTAACAAAGACAACACAGAACGTATCTCCAATATGGCGCACAAAGCCGCAAAAGAGTTGGGGTTTTGTTGTGCTGTTTTCAATAACCGTGTTGTCGTTCAAGACAGCAAAGGCCAGCAGTCAGTATACACGCACGTCAATAAGCCAAGCGACAGAACTGTAAAGGGACTGTTATTAACACACGCTATCCTAAAACACAAACTACACTAATGAAATACGATAAAGAAAAAGTAACCAAACGCCTACTATCAATACGCGAAGAACTTGTTCTACTAGACTTCGTCAACAAAGAAATGACAAAGTCAGTAGACAACAAGCTAAAAGAAATAGACACACCATCATTGTGCAGTGAATTTGACAGACTTACAAAACGAGGTAGGTAGTCTATCAGCTCCAAGTAAAATGCCGTGTCACGGCTACAGCATACCAGCCCAAACGTGTAAAATAGGCTCAGCACTACGCAACGTAGCTAACTCAGTATGCTCCGACTGTTACGCACTCAAGAACAGATACTTGTTCGATAACGTGCAGAAAGCTATGCAAAAGCGCTTTGAAGCACTATCATCTAACATACATAAGTGGGAAAAATACATTACAAAACTAATACGTCATAAGGAGAAGTCGGGCTATTTCAGGTGGCACGACAGCGGCGACCTGCAATCGCTGCAACATCTTACAGCTATTAACAACATAGCAATAACTCTTAGTGACATAAAGTTCTGGTTACCTACACGCGAAAAAAGCATCGTGACCTCTTGGTTAGCGCAAAACAAGCTAGCTAAAAACCTAACCATACGCATATCAGCACCTTTAGTGGGCAGCAATGCTCGCTTAAATTCTAGACTCGTCTCATTCAACAAAAGTAATCACACCGTAACAACATCAAGTGTTGGGTGGGACGAGTCTGAATACCACTGCCCTGCTTACAAACAGGGTAATAAATGTGGTAATTGTAGAGCTTGTTGGGACACAAAAGTCTCCAACGTAAACTACAAACTACACTGACCAACAAGCACAAAAACAAATGGTGTGACATACTACTACACATGCATTACCTTATCTGGCTGCTTTGGTTACTTGTAATCATCAAGCTAAGCAAAGGTCTCAGATAACTCAAGGCAGTATCAGGGTTCTACTCGATACTGCCTTTTTTGTGCGCCAGGCCCACACGCCTCGTTCCCTCGCGCCCGTTCCCTCGCGCCCGTTCCCTCGCGCTACTATCACGTGATTGAGTCCGCCACCTACCACCCGGCATCAACACTACTATCACGTGATTGAGTCCGGCACCTCCCACCCAGTCAACTTAAAGCTTGACAAGAAAATATTTACCAATAGAAGCTCTTTTCGTGGCACAACTAACACAAAAAGAACTGAACGAATCTATGCTGACGTTAGGCGTTGGTAGATATAGAGCTAAAATAGAGAACTCAAAGTCACGCTCTGCTGAGCTAGAGACTAGATACGGGCAAACGTTGATGCGAGAAGCGCTTCCTAAGTTCTCCGCTAAAATAGATGAGTGGTTGAAAAACATCCAAAGCTACGCTACACCAGCTAGATACCAAATAGAGATACAGGCGTTGGAGCCTAAGGTTATTGCTTACATAGCCACAAAAGCGATAATTGACAGCATAACTAAAAAGAGGCCGCTTTCTCAAGTTTCTATTTTTTTAGGAGCACGTCTTGAAGATGAGATTAGGTGCAGATTCCTACTACAGAACAACGAAAGCAAAGGAGAAGGCATTCTTTTAGGTGCTAAGCGCAGGAAAGGACTGAATGCTAAGCTACGACACGTAAGGTCTTCAATGCGGCATGAAGCTGAAAAAGGTTTAATGCCTGAGTTTAAAAAGTGGGCAATACGAGACAAAACAAATGCTGGATTAGCTGCTGTTGAAATCTTTAGAAGTTGCACTGGTCTAATAGAATACAACTACGTTTTAGAAAGAGCGGGAAGAAGACCTACTAGATTTGTTGCGCCCACAAAAGAACTGGTAGATTGGATTGAAAACTACAACGACAACCGGGAACTCATGGAGCCATTCTGGTTGCCTACTGTTGAGTTACCAGAGCCTTGGACCAGCGTTTGGCAAGGAGGCTACCCGAAAGATGACAAGCTACCTGAAATTCCTTTCATCAAGACATCCAACATGGATTACCTCAGGTCAATCAAAGGGGAACTCACTGAGCCTATGGCTGCTGTTAACTTGATACAGCAAACTCCTTGGGAAATAAACTCAAGGGTCAAGGAAGTCATGGAATGGTCTTGGGATAACAACGTGTCCATAGGTGACATACCTAATCGCAAAGACGAAGAGTTCCCTCCGCTTCCTAGTGATTTCAAAACAAACCCGGAAGCCAACGTAAACTGGAGAAGACAAGCCGCCAAGGTCTACGACATAAATCTATCTACGAAGTCTAGAAGATTACTCACCGCCAAGGTTCTTCACTTGGCTAACAAGTTTGAGGGCAATCGGTTCTTCTTTCCCTCTAATGTTGACTGGAGGGGCAGAGTCTACAACATTCCGTCATTTCTTAATGTGCAAAACGCTGACCCTTCTCGTGGGTTACTTCAGTTCTTCCGTGCTGAGCGCGTAAAGAATGACCAACAAGCTGAGTGGTTAGCCATTCACGGAGCGAACACATACGGTAACGACAAGGTTACCCTAGAGGAAAGAGTCCAGTGGGCCAAGGATTACTCAGATGAAGCGGTGTTAATTGCTGAGTCACCGAAGAAACACCTCAGTTGGACTCAAGCTGACAAACCTTGGCAGCATTTAGGATGGTGTTACGAATGGGCTTCTTACGTCAGGAATGGGTTTGTTGATTCAAAGCTACCCTGTGCCCAAGACGCAACCAACAACGGCCTCCAGCTTCTTGCTTGTTTAACCCACTGCGAAAAAACAGCACACGCAACGAACGCTTCTTCTACTGACTTCCCTCAAGACATTTATGCAGTAATCGCAGAACGTGTTAATGAAAAGCTGCGAGCCGATTCAAGTACGAAGAACTTAGTAGCAAAAGGTTGGCTTAAGTTTGGCGTTGACCGTAAAACAACAAAAAGGCCAACAATGGTTTACCCCTACGGAGGCACCTTTTATTCCTGTCGTTCTTATGTCGATGAGTGGTATCAAGACAGGCTCCGCAAAGACCAAGTAGACAATCCTTTCACAGAAGCAGAAAGGTACAAAGTCACCGGATACCTAGCCAAGTATGTTTGGCAGTCTATTCAAGAGGTGTTCGATAAGCCAACGCAATGCATGAAGTATTTGCAAGGTGTTGCATCAGCCGTCACACGAGCTGGCAAAGTTGTCGAGTGGGTAACACCTACGGGGTTTCCCGTACTTCAAAAGTACCTTAAACAAACTTCGAAGTCAGTCTCAACTAAGATTGGAGGCGAAGCTACTTGGGTTAATTTCAAAGACAGCACGGATGAACTTAGCTTGGCTAGGGCAAAGCAAGGTATCTCGCCGAACTTCGTCCACTCTATTGACGCTTCTATACTCACCAAGACACTTCTTGAAGCTAACTCTAGAGGGATTTACGACTTCTCCTGCATCCATGACTCCTTTGGAACCCACTCTACAAGGTCCCAAGAACTAGCTGATTCAATAAGAAAAGCAGCTTCTTCAATTTTTTGTGTTGACTTGCTCCGTGAATTCGACGATACCGTGCGGCGTTCTAACCCCGAGTTAGAATTCCCTGAGTTACCTGACTATGGAACATTTGACCCACAGGGGGTTATGCATAGCAAGTATCTCTTCAGTTAAACACAATACACAAAACCAAAAACATGAGTAATAACCAAAAACTGGTAACACCAATCGGAACCGCAGTATACCCAAAGCTTGTCGAGCCTGACACAGCCTTTGATGAAGTAGGCGTTTACACCTGCAAGCTTCACGTATCGAAGGAAGACTACGATGCTTTCAAAGCTAAAGTAGATGTGCTTGCTCAAGCCGCCTATGACGCAGAGTGTCAAAAGCAGGGCAAGACAGTTAAGAAGTCCAAGAACTTTCCTATCCGTATCACACAGGATGGAGAGTATGAAATCTTAGCCAAACAGAAAGCCAAAATCACGACACGTGCTGGAGAAGTGATTGACTTCACTATTCCGCTTTTTGACTCCGAGGTGAAAGCCATCACCAACAAACCTAGGATTGGTTCTGGTTCCAAGATTAGGGTAAGTGCTACGTTCTACCCTTGGTACGTAGCAAGTCAGGGCTGGGGTTACACCCTTCGCCTTAAGGAAGCTCAAATACTTGAGTTGGTTGAATACACCGCAGGAGGTAGTGATTCGTTTAGCTCTGAAGCTGGAGGATACACTGCCACTGGAGAAACACTAAATGAGGCGCTGGACCAAGAAGAGGAGCAAGTCGCTCCGTTCTAAGTTTCGGTCAAAGTTCGAAGAGAGGCTAGCCGGAGGTCTAACAAGACGCGGCATAGCCTACTCTTACGAATCTTGCCGACATGAGTATACGGTAGTTCGTAGGTATACTCCTGACTTCATCTTTGACAATGGGGTCATGGTAGAGGCCAAGGGCTACTTCACTTCAGCAGACCGTTCCAAGCACTTGAGAGTTCGAGAATGCAACCCGTCACTAGACATCAGGTTTTGCTTCCAGAACGCAGACAACAAACTCAATAAAACCAGTAAAACTAGTTACGCCGATTGGTGTGAAAAGCATGGTTTTCTTTGGTGCGAGCGCGTCATACCAGACGAATGGGTTTCATAAACACACACCAGCCGTGCGATGAGTGCGGAAGCAGTGATGGACTTTCCACAAACGAAGACGGCAGCACTAAGTGCTTTGTCTGTGGGAATTTCTCATCGACAAAACAGAACACAACAGAAATGGAAATTACAACACAGGCCGCTCCTCGATTCATTCAAGGGGATTTCATGGCCATTCCCAGTAGGGGAATACACAAAGACGTATGTAAAAGATACGACTACCGAATAGGAGAACACAACGGTAACGCTTGCCACATCGCAACTTACCGTAACGGAGAGAGAGCGATTGTTTCTCAAAAGATAAGGTATGAAGGCAAGGACTTCTCTTGCATAGGAAGCGCTCAGTATTTCTGGGGTCAGCACCTGTGGCCTAATGGTGGTAAACGCCTGACCATAACTGAAGGCGAGATTGATTGTCTCACAGTAGCTCAGGTAGTTGGAGAAGGTAAGTGGCCTGTGGTCAGTTTACCCTCCGGGGCTCAAGGAGCTAAGAGTGTCTTTAAGAAACAACTCAAGTGGCTTGAGAAGTTTGAAGAAGTCATTCTTATGTTTGACAACGACGATGCGGGTAACAAGGCAGCGGAAGCATGTAGCCACGTATTACCTGCTGGTTCTTGTAAGATTGCCCGGCTAACCGCCAAAGACCCCAATGAGCTTTTGGTAGAAGGGCGTAGCAGGGAGATTGTTGATGCCTATTGGCAAGCCAAAGTCTGGCGACCGGATACTATCATGGACGGCACTGAGCTGTTCGAAAGACTAACCACTAGCAAGGTTAATGAGAGCGTTCCTTACCCTTGGGAAAACCTAAACTCAAAAACGCACGGCGTTCGCAAGGGGGAGATTGTAACGATATGCGCCGGGTCAGGCATAGGGAAAAGCGCTGTGACCAAAGAGCTTGCATACCATCTCCTAACTAAAACCGACAAGAAACTAGGTTACATCGCACTAGAGGAGTCTATCGAGAGAACAGCCAACTCCATCATAGGTCTAGACATGAACAAGCTTCTACACCTTGAGCCTATCGAGGTGAACGACGACTACCGAAAAAGCTTTGAGAAAACGGTAGGAAGCGGACGTGTATTCTTCTACGACCATTGGGGTAGTCTTGAGTCAGATAACCTTCTCAGCCACATCCGGTATATGGCCAAAGCTCTTGGTGTTGAATTCCTCTTTTTAGACCATTTGAGTATCGTTGTTTCGGGTCTAGATTCAGGAGACGAGAGGCGCATCATCGATAACACAATGACCAAGCTCCGCGCTCTTGTTGAAGAGTGTAAGATTGGTCTCATACTTGTAAGTCACTTGAAGCGCCCGGAAGGTCGCGGTCACGAAAACGGAGCAGAGACTAGCTTGGCTCAACTTAGGGGAAGTGCTTCCATAGCTCAACTAAGCGACATCGTTTGTGGACTAGAGCGCGACCAGCAGAACCCAGAGACTCGTAACATAACTAACGTTCGTGTTCTCAAGAATCGCTTTAGCGGCGAAACCGGGTTAGCAGCCACCTTGAGATACAGCAGCATAACAGGTCGTCTCACTGAGTCAGAGCTTCCTGACGAAGAAGACACGCAAGAACAACCAAATCCGTTTTAATGGAATTCAACAGTAACTTTCGGTATGACCTTAAAGTTGGCCAAATGGCTGAGCAAGCACTCGCGGACATCCTTCAAAACAAAACGATTGAAGTCAAAAGAGACCTTAAATTCAAAGTTACTGGTAACATATTTATCGAGTTTGAATCCAGAGGAAAACCGTCTGGTATTGCCACATCAGAAGCGGACTACTGGTGTTTTGTTCTGGATGAAATCTACATCCTGCTCAAGACACAGAGTCTCAAAGAACTAATTGACCCCTTGAAGGGGACTGACCGCCAAAAACGAGGCGGCGACAAAAACACATCAGTAGGTGTCTTACTTAAAGTCACCGACTTAATGAAACAGAACAACAACAATGAATGAACACATAGACGAACACAAGCACCTCCAGCCTATGAAGGTTGTGAGCGACCGCTTAAACAAGTATGACGAGTTACCCAAAGGCTTTCTGCTTCAGTTTGAAAAAGCTTACAAGGAGTTTTGGCACTCTAGGGGAAAAGAAGTCCCAGAGCCTAACTGGAACAAGCACAGAAAAGAACACAAAAAATGAAGAAAATAGTAATAGACATAGAGACCAACGCTATTGAATGCTGGTCTACGCTAAAGGGTCTAAAAACGATACACTGTATCAGCATTCTAGACACAGCAACAGGGAACATCACCTCCTACAACTCTCAGATAAAGGGAGGCATTGAG